TATGGATCTCCCATTCATGCCGAGCCAGATTGAACTCTGGCCGATCGGACGCTTGCGGCCCTATGCCCGCAATGCGCGCTTACACAGCGACAATCAGATCGCGGTGCTGGCGGCCAACATGGTCAAGTTCGGCTGGACCATGCCATGCCTGATCTCAGACGACGGTGAGTTGATCGCTGGCCACGGCCGCATCTTGGCGGCGACGCAGCTTGGCCTGAGCAAGATCCCAGTGCTGCGCCTGTCGCATCTGGATGAGGATCATCGCCGGGCGCTGCGTTTGTCGGACAACAGCGTCGCGGATATGGCCGAGTGGGACGAGCTCAGTCTGGGTCTGGAAGTGATCGACCTTCAGGCGCTGGGCTTTGACACGGACCTCCTGGGCTTCTCAGATGCGTTCCTGGAAGGGCTGCTGAATGCGGCGCAAGGTGGCGATGACGCGAACGGCGGGGCGATAGAGGGCGAGGACGACATCCCCGAGCCCCCGGTTACCCCGGTGTCGGTGGCGGGTGACCTTTGGCAGCTGGGTTCGCATCGACTGATCTGCGGGGACAGCACCAGCGCAGATGTCGTCGGACGCCTTCTCGGCGGCGTGAAGCCGCTGCTAATGGTGACTGACCCGCCCTATGGCGTGGAATACGATCCATCCTGGCGCAACCAGGCAGGCGCGGCAAAGACGAAACGCACCGGCAAGGTGCTGAACGACGACCGCGCCGACTGGCGCGAGGCCTGGTCGCTCTTTCCCGGCGATGTCGCCTACATTTGGCACGGCGCGTTGCATGCGACCACAGTTGCGGACAGCCTGATCGCCACGGGCTTCGCCATCCGCTCCCAGATCATCTGGGCCAAGGACCGGCTGGTGCTGAGCCGCGGGGATTATCACTGGCAGCACGAGCCCTGCTGGTATGCTGTGAGGGCCAAAGGCAAAGGCCACTGGGCGGGTGATCGCAAGCAGACGACACTCTGGCAAATTGCCAACAAGGATCAGGATGCGACCACGGTTCATGGGACGCAGAAACCCGTCGAATGCATGCGCCGCCCGATCTTGAACAACTCGAGCCCCGGCCAGGCCGTCTACGAGCCCTTCATGGGCTCCGGCACCACGCTGATCGCGGCCGAGACGACTGGGCGTCTGTGTTACGGGGTGGAGCTGAACCCTACTTACGTTGATGTGGCCATCGAGCGCTGGCAGGCTTTTACAGGCGAGCAGGCAGTCTTGCTGGACAGCGGTGAGACCTTTGCAGCCCTCAAGTCACAGCGGTTGGCCGCATGATCCAATCGCGCTGGCTGTCGCTGATCGAGGCGATCACCAATGTCGCTGTGGGCTATGTGCTGGCTGTGTTCACGCAAATCCTGGTGCTCCCATGGTTTGGCATTCACCCCAGCGTTGGCGAAAACCTGGCGCTGGGCTCGGTCTTCACCGCGGTCTCGTTGATCCGCGGCTACGCCCTGCGCAGACTGTTCACGCCTTTCGAGCGCAAATGAAAAAGGACCAGCCGAAGCTGGTCCTGAGTTGAGGCAGATTTGCAGCGAGCAGGTCCGCAAATCGGGCAGGTCGACAGGCGGTCAACCTCAGCACCTTGTCTGCCGTCAGGTTTCGATTCGCAAGGTGGGATCAACATGTAGACAGGATCATAAGGGCAAGCCCCTCATATTGATCCCCGAATATGATAAATCCGCCCACGCTGCTCGTCTGACGTCGTGGCGACATCAAAGCCGAGCTTCTTCTTCAACCCGCCCGAAATCATGCCTCTGGCGGAATGTGCCGCCCAGCCCGTCACCTCGACAATTTCGCCGATGGACGCCCCCTCGGGTCGCTGCAAGAGCGCGATGATCTGCGCCTGCTTGGTGCCGGCACGGATTGCGACGGGCTTGGGCGCGTCAGCATCGGGCGATGTTTCGGCGGTCCCCTTTGGCGCCGCGGCCAGTACCTGCTTAGCCTTGCGCAGATTGGTCATGGTCGTCGCAACGACGGGCTCAATGCCGATCGCTGCAAGGCCAGCTTCGGTGGCGATAAGCGTGGTGCCATTGCCATCGCCGGTCTCGCGCCACAGGGGCTCGTCACGACGCAGGTTGGCCTCGACCTCTTCGAGCCAACCGCGTTCGATCATCTTGGCAACCGCCATCTTCGCGGCTGCGCCAGACAACCCCTCGGGTAGCGGCATAGCCAGATTGCCGGGGCGCGTGGCGGCTCGGCTGAGGATGATGGTCTGGGTGTCAGTGGGCTTTGGCATCTCGGCCTCCTGTCGTGATGGGAATGTCGGGGATGGGTCAGTCGCTCTCGAGCATCGCTGCCGTCACCGCAAAATGCTGCACCCAGCCGGTCAGATAAGGCAGCCCCGCGGGGATGCCGTGATCGCGCTCGGTCTTGCGGTCAATGCGCCAGTCCTGCCAACGGTGGATCGCGGAGCCGATGGCGGGTTCGAGCCCGATGTTGCAGCCCGTCATGTTGCCGACAACATCGTCGGCGAAGTGGCGGCCCATGTTGCTGTCGAGGAAGTCGCGGATGCCAATCATCTCGTCTTCGCTATTGGCCCCGATAGCTTCGGCGATCAGGCGGGAGGCGAGCGTCCATACCGCCGAGCTGCGGCGGTCGCGCTCTGGGCAGACAGTCAGGGTGCGGAAGAAGCCGTAATCCTCGTTGCGGCTGGGCAGAATGGCGTGCTTGCTCATGGTGGGGATCCTTGTCATTGAGGGCGGCGGGGCGCTGGGCCCCGCCGGTTCAGGCTCAGGCGGCGCTGAGGGCTTCGAGCGTGGCGATGTGGCTGCGGAGCGTTGCCGCCTCTTCGCGCGCGGCGTCGGCCCAGAAGGCCGCGCGGGCGTTGCAGGCTTGGGCGAGATGCTCGGCATCTGTCTTCGTGAAGCGGTTGACCTTGCGCGCGCGACCATGACCCGTGCAGGTGGCGCGGTGTTTCTTGCCCTCAGGCGCGAGCGTGAAGGTCAAGGCTCCGAAGTCGTCGATGACGATCCAGTTATGCGAGGCGATCGTGGCGCAGGCGCTGGGCGCGAGGCGGGCCTCGATCTCTTCAGCGGCGCTGCGGAAGTCGGCGATCAGCGTAGCGGTCGGGTTGGTCATGGCGTGGGCCTTTCAGGTGAGTTGCATCGTTTTGGTGCGATGACATTCGCTCTGAGTGGCCGATTAACGTAGTAAAATCAGAGCAATAACTTTGCTTTATGATCACTCGGCAGAGGCTGTCGCATCGACCCATGCCCCGTCCTGCCAGAGGTAGAGATGGGACAGTTCACAGGTTGGACGCGGCAGGATCCGTGGCGCACGCGGCGGGTCGAAACAGTCCAGCGCCTCGGCAGTGACCTGCCGGATTTCGCGGGCGGCGAGGATGTCTTCGGGGGTCCAAGGAGCCAGCGCGGGCAGCATGTGCGACGGGTAGCCGTCGAAATGCACGTATGTGTGGGCCCATTCCTTGGGTCCGATTTGAACGGCGATCTGCGCGCGGGTGCTCATCGTCGCGCCCTCAGATCAGCCGGAGGCTCACCAGCAGGCTGCTGGCGGCGGCAAGCTGGGTGGTCGGTAATTCGATCTTGATGTGGGAGATCACGTCGGAGGCGTCGGCAGTGATCCCAGCGTCACGCAGCTCGGCCTCGATGACCTCGGTGACGGCATCAGGGCGCGAGCGGTCGAGATGCTCCGGCAGCGTGGCGTGGTCGATCCGGATGGTGGTGATGGCGATCATGGCGATGTCCTTTCAGACTTGGGTGTTGGCTGGGCCTGCGCGGCGTCCGGCCTCAAAGGCTTCCTCGAGCGCCGCGCGGATGGCCCAGACGGCGACATCGTGGAAATCCAGCCGGTCCCAGTTTTGGCTCTCCAGCGTCTCGATGCGGAACTGGCGCTAGGCGATCTCAAGGAGTTCAGCGTCGCGGGCGGTGTTGGGATCGACGGGCTTGCGGCGTGCCATGGTCAGTCCTCCCAGCGGTATTCGGGGTGGGTGGTGCGCGCGCGGGCTTCCTCGCGCATCATCTCATGGGCGCGTGCCATCTCGACCATCCCGTCGGCCTGGCTCATCCGTCCCGACATCACTTCGTCCATCACCCAGTTCACTCGCTCTTGGGCGGGGCTGGTGTGATCCCGCCACCCTTCGCTCATCGAGCTGTGCCCCATCTTCTCCTGTGCGCGCATGGCTCTCTCCGATCCGTGTTTGCAAGGTGCGATGCACCCGCTTTCTGGACCCATGAATCGCTCGATCAGGGAGTGTAATCAACTCAAATAGATCGCTTTTTCTGTTTATTTCCAATATGTTGATGTCAGTCCAAACGCCATGGAAGGTATGTCTGAACGCGCCTATGCCGAGCACGCGGGCCTCTCGCGCGGGGCCGTGCAAAAGGCCCGCAAGACCGGGCGGCTGGTGCTATTCGCCGACGGGTCGATCAATGCCGCCGCCTCGGATGCGCGGCGCGGCAGCATGACTGATCCCGATCAGCAGATACGTTCACGGGGCGGGCTTGGAGCGGGTAGTGAGAGCTTAGCGATGGCTCCTAATGCCATCTCCGGCCCCGGCGATAGCACGTCCTATATCAAGGCCCGTACGGCGCTGACCGTTTACCAGGCGCAGGAACGGCAGCTCTCGATCCAGAAGAAGAAGGGCGTGCTGGTCGACCGGGCGCGCGCCGAGACGCTGGTGTTTCGCCTTGCGCGCCAGGAGCGCGACACTTGGGTCACCTGGCCCACCCGCGTGGCAGCACTCATGGCCGCGCAGTTATCCGCAGAGATGGAGAAGGCATCGGGCAACCCCGTGACGATCGAGACTGCGATCCTGCAGAGGGTGTTGGAAACCCATGTCCGAGAGCAACTCGACGCCCTGGCCGACCTCAGGGTCTCGCTTGCATGACAGGGAAGGAGAAGATGACCACGATCTGACCACCGGCCTCGATCTCGGGTTTGACGGTGCCCAGGACATCTTGCGTGTGTGGCGCCGAGGGATGCGGCCTGATGCTAATCTGACGGTGTCAGAGTGGGCGGACAAGCATCGTTGGCTGTCATCGCGCGCGGCAGCAGAACCGGGGCGGTATCGCACGGCGCGCGCGCCCTATCTGCGCGAGATCATGGATGCGCTTTCGCCAAAGCACCCAGCGCAGCGCATCAGCTTTATGAAGGCCGCGCAGGTTGGGGCCACGGAGGCCGGCAACAACTGGATCGGCTTCGTGATCCACCATGCTCCGGGTCCGATGCTGGCGGTGCTGCCGACGGTCGAAATGGCCAAGCGCACCTCGCGCGGGCGGATCGATCCTCTGATCGAGGATAGCCCGGCGCTGAAGGAGCGCGTCCAGCCGGCACGCTCACGTGATGCGGGCAATTCGATGCTGTCGAAGGAGTTCCCCGGCGGCATTCTGGTGCTGACGGGTGCGAACTCTGCCACCGGGCTGCGGTCGATGCCTGCGCGCTATGTGTTTCTGGATGAGGTCGACGCTTATCCGGCCTCCGCAGATGAAGAAGGCGACCCAGTCACGCTGGCAGAGGCGCGCACCACAACCTTCGCGCATCGGCGCAAGGTGTTTATGGTGTCGACGCCGACGATCCGGGGGCTGAGCCGGATTGAGCGCGAGTTCGAGGCAAGTGACCAGCGGCGGTATTTCGTGCCCTGCCCGCATTGTGGCCATAGGCAATGGCTGCAGTTTGAACGGCTGCGCTGGGACAAGGGCCGGCCGGAAACCGCGGCCTATGCCTGTGAGGGCTGCGAGCGCCCGATCGCCGAGCACCACAAGACGGACATGCTGGCGAGAGGGGAATGGCGGGCGACAGCGACCAGTGCAGACCCCAACGCGATCGGGTTTCACCTCTCGGCGCTCTATTCGCCGATCGGCTGGAAAAGCTGGGAGCAGATCGCGCGGGACTGGCTGGCGGCTCAGGGCTCAGACGAGATGCTTCGCGCGGCACGCAACACGCTCCTGGGCGAGACTTGGGTTGAAAGCGGAGATGCGCCGGAATGGCAGCGGCTGGCGGATCGGCGTGAGGCCTATGCGGCGCAGATCCCGATGGGTGGCCTATTCCTGACCGCCGGGGCTGATGTTCAGAAGGACCGCATCGAGGTCGACGTCTGGGCCTGGGGTCGCGGCCTCGAAAGCTGGCTCGTCGATCACATCGTGATCCCGGGCGGGCCGGATGACCCGGCCTGCTGGGAGAGGCTGACCGCTCTCTTAGACCAGACATGGCAACATGAGAACGGCGTCGTGATGCCGCTCGCCAAGCTGGCGATCGACACCGGATATGAGACCTCTGCCGTCTACGCCTGGGCGCGGGCGCAGGGCATTGCGCAGGTGGCACCCGTCAAAGGCTTGGAGGGGTTCAACCGAGCTACGCCCGTGTCGGGGCCGACCTTCGTCGATGCGACCGTAAATGGTCGGAAACTTAAGCGCGGGGCCCGGCTCTGGACGGTGGCCACAGCCACCTTCAAGGCAGAGACCTATCGCTATCTGCGGATCGAACGGCCATCGGATGAAGATCGCGCGCGGGGCACACCCAACCCGGCGGGCACCATCCACCTGCCCGACTGGACGGACAGCGAATGGCTCAAGCAGTTGGTGGCCGAACAACTGGTCACCATCCGCGATAGGCGGGGCTACAGCCGCCAGGAATGGCAGAAGATGCGCGAGCGGAATGAGGCGTTTGATACGCGAGTCTATGCCCGGGCCGCGGCTTGGATCCTTGGGGCCGACCGCTTTGAAGAGCGGATGTGGCGGCAGTTGGAGAAGCAGGCGGGCGTGGAGACGGCTGTCACCTCGCAAACAAACGAGCCCGAGAAACCGTCCGAATCAAAAGCCGGGCGGATCAGCGCCCCACGGCGGCGCGGCTGGCAGATCAGCACGCCAAAATACATGGAATGACGAATGACCCTCGACGATCTGAAACTCCGCCACATCGCGCTCTTGGCCGCGCGCTACAGCGGCACGCGCTCTGTGAGCTATGACGGCAAAACCGTAAATTACGGCACTGACGCTGAACTCGCAGCCGCAATCAGCGATATCGAACGGCGGATTGCCAAGGTCGAGCGCGGCGCCGGCCGTGTTCTGCGCCCCTTTGCCGTGAAGGACCTGTGATGAACTGGCGGCAACGCCTTGGCGCCTTCATCGGCGGGTTTGATGCGGGACAGCATCATCGGCGGCTACGCGGGTTCCAGGCGACGCGCGCGCATGTGAATGCGCTGATCGCAGCATCAGGCCCGGATATCACCGCACGTGCCCGCTGGCTCGTGCGCAACAACGGATATGCCATGAATGCCGTCGAAAGTTGGGCCGCCAATACCGTGGGCGACGGAATCAAGCCGATCTCGAAACTCACAGATGCCGCGCGGAAAGAAGAGTTGCAGCGGCTATGGCTTGCTTGGACCGATGAGGCTGACGCCGAGGGGCTTACGGACTTCTACGGGCTGCAGCGCAGGGCGGCGCGCGAGGTGTTTCTGGCGGGTGAGGTCTTTGTCCGGATCCGGCCACGGCGGGTGGAGGACGGACTGACGGTGCCACTTCAACTACAGATGCTGCCCTCGGAGATGCTGCCGCTGCATGAGACAGGCGTGGCTCAGAATGGAAACGCGATACGCCAGGGGATCGAGTTCGATCGGATCGGGCGACGCGTCGCCTATCACTTCTTCCGCCGCCACCCGGGCGACAGCACTGATCCGGGCCTCTCGGGTGAAATTGCCCGCGTGCCTGCCTCAGAGGTAATCCACGTGATCGACCCAGTTGAAGGTGGCCAGCTGCGCGGCGTGTCAAAACTGGCCCCAGCGATCGTAAAGCTCTTTTTGCTCGATCAGTATGATGATGCCGAACTCGACCGGAAGAAGGTCGCGGCGATGTATGCAATGTTCGTGACATCGCCCGCCCCGGAGAACCCGCTCGCCCCCTTGGACGACGAGGAAATGCCCGTAGGCGTGGAGATCAGCCCGGGCCAGATCGTGCGGCTGGACCCCGGCGAGGATGTGACGGTCGGTCAACCCGCCGATAGCGGGGCAACCTATGAGCCGTTTCAGTACCGGACGCTGCTACAAATCTCGGCAGCGCTGGGCATCCCCTATCCCTATCTCGCCAATGACATGGTGAAGGGAAACTTCTCGAACTCGCGCCTTGCGCTGATCGAGTTCCGCCGCCGCGTATCAGCCTGGCAGCATTCGGTGATGGTCTATCAGCTCTGCCGTCCGGTCTACGCGCGCTGGCTGGATCTGGCGGTTCTGTCCAGCGCGCTGGCCTTGCCCGGCTATGAAGCCGAGCGACCGCGCATGCTGGCAGCAGATTGGCTGCCGACGAAATGGGACTGGGTCGACCCGCTGAAGGATGCCAATGCTGAAATCGCCCAGATCGAAGCGGGGCTCAAATCCCGAACCCAAGCCATCGCAGAGCGGGGCTATGATGCTGAGCAGGTTGATCGGGAGATTGCCGCAGAGCGGGAACGTGAGCGCGCGTTGGGCCTCGATTTCCGCCGTCCGGGATCGCCCGCGCAAGGCGTGCAGTCAGTTCCGATCCAGGACGATGTGGCCGAGCCCAACAACGAGACCGATGACGCGGAAGACCGCCCACGCCCTGACGAGGACCAACCCTGATGCTCCATGCAAGGATTGCCGCGCGCGCGTTCAATACGCCGCTGCTGGTCGAACCCTCCAAGGCCATGGCGTTCCTGTCAGGGCTTGGGCCGCGCATCCTCGGACGGCGCGTCGATGTGGCGGATAGTGACGAGGCACCAGCTGGTACCTCCGCACTGCCAACCCGCGCGAGTATTCTCGCCGGAAGGCTGGCGGAACGCATCCAGCACAATGGAGACGCGCCCTACCCGATCGTCGATGGGATCGCCGTGATCGAGATTTCCGGTGTGCTGATCCATCGCGGATCCTGGATCGGACAATCCTCGGGCCAGACCAGTTATGAGGGGATCGCGGCGCAGATCGAGGCAGCGGCCAAGGATCCCAGCGTGCGCGGCCTTGCATTGGAAATCGACAGCTTTGGCGGTGAGGTAGCGGGTGTCTTTGACCTGGCAGATCAGATCCGCGCCGTCCGGGCTACCAAACCTGTCTGGGCTTTCGTGGCAGAGCACGCCTTCTCGGCAGGCTATGCTCTGGCTTCCCAAGCCGATCGCATCCTTCTGCCGCGCACCGGTACCGTGGGCAGCATCGGGGTTGTGGTCATTCATGCCGATCTGAGCGGTCAGCTGGATCAGGACGGCGTGCGAGTCACGCTGATCCATTCCGGCCAGCACAAGGTCGACGGCAACCCCTACGAGCCGCTGCCCGAAGCGGTCCGGGATGATATCCAGCGCGAGATCGATGTGTTGCGGTTTCTCTTCGCCGAGACTGTGGCCGCGGGCCGCGCTGGGCGGCTTAGCCAGGAAGCTTCGCTGGCGACCGAGGCTGCGACCTTCCGCGGGACCGATGCCGTCGCCGCAGGCCTTGCCGATGAAGTCACAGATCTGGCGCGCGGTTTTGCCGGCTTTGGCAAGATACTGTCCAGCCCTCCACCACTCTCATCCATCCGCGCGCGACGCGCATCCCTTCCTCAGCACAAACAGGAGGCACTCATGGCCCAAGAGAACCAGCCCGACGACAGCCCGCAGGACACCGACGCTGATGTGACGGACACTACAGAGGGCGAAACCGATGCCGCCATTGCGCCATCATCAACGCCAACCCCGACCTCGGCAGCGTCTCAGCCACCGGTTGCTGTTGCCCCAGCGCCCAGCAATCTGGCAGAGCTCTCGGCGCAGTTGCGCGAGGCGGCAGCCGAGATCGCCGAGATCGCAGCGCAAGCGGGCCGGCTCGGCATCGCGATCGATGCCGCGAAGGCGCTGCGCGAGGGCACCGCGCCGGAGGCCTTGCGCAAACTGGTCCTTCAACGCGCCGCCGCGACAGCGGATGCCCGCGACATCGTCGCGGCCCCACCTTCGCCCGTTCTGCCCAAATCTGCGGAAAGCCCAATCGTGGCCGCCGCGAAGAAGGCTGCCTCGGCGGGCAGCAGGGGCTGAGCCGCCAGCCCCTGAGACCTGCACCGCCCACCTGATCCCCCGCCGTTCTTCCCCGGCGGGGGATTTCTTTTTGACCACCTCACCCTCGGAGATTGCCTATGCCCGTGCTGACCCAACCGCCCAACATGGGCGATGTCCTCAAATACGAGCTGAACCCCAACTTCACCCGCGAGACCGTCACCCTTCTTGCAGGTACCAACTACCGCGTCGGCGCCGTGCTCGGACGCATCACCGCAAGCGGCAAGATGAAACTCAGCACTGCCGCCGGCACCGATGGTGCGCAGAACGCGGCCGCCATGCTCCTTGATGACGTTGATGCCACCAGCGCAGATGCAAACGCAGTGGTGATCCTGCGTGGCCCCGCCATCGTCTCCAAGGCGGCGCTGGTGTTTGACGCCAGTGTCGATGACGGCGCGAAGAGAGCCGCCAAGCATGCACAGCTGACCGCACTCGGCATCGTCCCGCGGGACACCGCCTGATCCAACTGATCGCCCCCTGATCCTCATCGCGCCCCTCACACCTGCCCCTCTTTCCCCCGGAGTTCCCCATGACCATCACCCGCAACCCGTTTGACGCGGGCGGCTATTCGCTCGCCGAGATGACGCAGGCCATCAACATCCTGCCCAACCTCTACACCCGCCTCGGCCAGATCGGCCTCTTCCGCTTTGAAGGGGTCACTCAGCGTTCGATCGTGATCGAACAGCGTCAGGGAGTCTTGAGCCTCCTGCCTTCCGTTCCCCTCGGCGCACCTGCCACGGTGGGCAATCGCGAAGCCCGCTCGATGCGCAGCTTCGCCCTGCCCTGGATCCCGCATGACGATGTGATCCTGCCAGCCGACATTCAGGGCATGCCCGCGCTGGGCCTGTCGGACGCAGCCGACCCGCTGGTCGAGGTGATGAACCGCAAGCTGACGCTGATGCGCCGCAAACATGCCCAGACCCGCGAATACATGGAGATGAACGCGCTCCGAGGCATCGTGAAGGACGGCGCGGGTGCCACGCTCTACAACTACTTCACCGAATTCGGCATCGAACAGATCTCGGTCGACTTCGTCTTTGGCACTGCCGGCACCAACATCCAGGGCAAGGTCCGGACGACCTTGCGCGGGATCGAAGATAGCCTTCTAGGCGAGACGATGACCACGGCGCACGCATTGGTCAGTTCCGAATTTTTCGACAAGCTGATCAGCCATCCGAAAACCGAAGATGCCTACAAATTCTTCTCAGCGACCGGTGGCCAGCCTTTGCGCGAGGACATGCGCCGAGCCTTCCCATTCGCGGGCATCCTCTTTGAGGAGTACAACGGCTCCGTCACCCTCTCGAACGGCACCTCAGAGCGGCTTATCCCTGCCGGAGAAGGGATCGCCTTCCCGCTTGGTACCTTCGACACCTTCACTACCTATGGCGGCCCGGCCAATTTGTTGGAGACCGCCAACACCGTGGGCCTACCGCTTTACGCGCGGCAGATGATGGACGCCAAGGGGCGCTGGATTGATCTCATGACCGAGGCCTCAATCCTGCCGGTGAACAAGCGCCCACGCCTTGCGATCCGGATCTTCAGTTCAAACTGAGGACGCTGAGCCATGACGGCCTTTGCCGTGGCAGTTGATCTGCTCTTCGCCGATCCGAACCTCACCCATGAGGCCTGGCATCGTGACAGCGAAGGGCAGTTCACCCGGATCCGCATAATTATGCGTCGCAATGATGATGTGACCACATTCGGGGCAGCGCGCCTGGTCTCAGAGACCATGCGCTTTGATGTGCGCGTCTCAGAATTGCCTGCGCCCCGCCCTGACGAGCAGATCCTCATCGGTGATGAAACCTTCCTGATCCAAGGCGAGCCGATCCGCGATCGCGAGAGGCTGATCTGGACCATTGAGGCGACGCCTGCGTGAAACTCGACCTTTCTGTCACCGGTGACATCATCACCGCCATGCGCGCTGAAATCCTCGCTGGCGAAAAGGCCGTGACCACGGCCATGCGCGTTGCAGGCGCGGGTCTCAAATCCGACTGGCGCGCCCAGATTACGCGCGTCCGCCTGGGACAGCGGCTTGCCAACACGATCAGGTCCAAGACCTTTCCGGCCGCGGGCGAAAGCCTCGAGGCGGCCGCGCTCATTTGGTCCAACGCACCCCAGATCATCGGGGCGCATGACACGGGACCCTTGATCAGGTCGAAAGACGGGTTCTGGCTTGCCATCCCAACGCCAGCGGCCGGTAAGGGCACGCGCGGCAAGGCGCTCACGCCCGGCGAATGGGAAAGGCGGCGCGGACTACGCCTTCGGTTTGTCTATCGGCGGGGCGGTCCAAGCCTGCTCGTGGCCGACGGGCACCTGAACAGTCGCGGGCTTGGCGTGGCCTCTCGATCCAAGACTGGGCGTGGACAGAGCACGGTGCCGATTTTCCTCTTGGTGCCCCAGGTGAAACTCGCCAAAAGGCTGTCGCTGGCGCGGGACGCCGAACGCGCGCAGGCAGCGATACCGGGGCTGATCGTGGCGAACTGGCTCGATGCGCGGGCGTCGTGAAAGGGCTGGCGGAAGCGGTGGGATTCGAACCCACGGTAGGCTTTCACCTACGCTGGTTTTCAAGACCAGAGCCTTAAACCACTCGGCCACACTTCCTTTGGTGCCCCCTGCCGGACTCGAACCGGCACGCCCGAAGGCAAGGGATTTTAAGTCCCAGGCGTCTACCGATTCCGCCAAGGGGGCGGTGGTAGGCCCGGCAGGATTCGAACCTGCGACCAAGGCGTTATGAGCGCCCTGCTCTAACCGCTGAGCTACAGGCCCGCCGCTCGCTGTGATGGCGGAATTCAAGGCAGAAAACAACCACATGCCCACCACCCGCGAAACCATCCTGACCGCCCTGGCGGACCTGCTCAGGACGATCCCGCATGTGCCTGTTCTGCGCGGGGAAGTTCTACCGGAACGCATCCCGCCCGCAGGGCTGATGATCCTGCGCGACGGCACCCCGGGAGAGCCCGGCGTGACGTTGTCGCCGCTGACCTATCATTTCCAGCATCGCGCTGAACTCGAGACGATCGTGCAATCCGCAACGGATCGGGACGCCCTTTTCGACGCGCTTGTCGCTCAGGTCGGCGCTGTGATCGCCGCGGACCGTACTTTGCGGGGTCTATGCGACTGGGTCGAGCCGGATGCTGCTGAACCTGTCGATCTACTGGTCGAGGGGGCCGCCTCTCTGAAAGCCGGGATCATTCCGATCACCCTTCACTACGCGACCAGTGACGCGCTGGGCTGACGAGACCAATTCAAGGAGAAACACCATGGCACGAGCCCAAGGGGCGCGGGCGCAGATGGCGCTGGCGTTCGAATCGACCTATGGCACGCCGCCTTTGAGCGGTTTCACCAAGATGCCCTTTGCCAGCACGACGCTGGGAGCCGAACAACCGCTGCAGACCTCGGAACTGCTGGGTTACGGCCGCGATCCGCAGGCGCCGATCAAGGATGCGGTGACGGCAGATGGCGACGTGGTGATCCCGATCGATGCCGAGGCGTTTGGCTTCTGGCTGAAGGCCGCTTTTGGCGCGCCCACCACAACGGGTGCCGATGCCCCCTTCACGCATGCGTTTCGCTCCGGAAACTGGGCGCTTCCATCGTTCTCGGTCGAGACCGGCATGCCAGAGGTGCCGCGCTATGCGATGTATTCCGGCTGCATGGTGGACAGCATCAACTGGCAGATGGCGCGCTCAGGGCTGCTGACGGCAACGGCCAGCATCGTGGCACAGGGCGAGGCCATCGCCACGACCAGCGCGGTAGGTACACCTGCTAACATCGCGCTGAAACGCTTCGGGCATTTCAACGGCGCGATCACACGGAACGGCGCCAACATCGGCAATATCGTTTCCGCTGACTTGACCTACGCCAACAACCTCGACCGCATCGAAACGATCCGTGCCGATGGGAAGATCGACGGCGCTGACCCGTCCATCGCGGCGCTGACCGGCAATGTTGTCGTGCGTTTCGCTGACCAGACGCTGGTGACACAGGCGATCAACGGCGAGGCCTGCGAGTTGGAGTTCTCCTACACGCTGCCAACCGGCGAAAGCCTGACCGTCACCGCGCATGCCGTCTATCTGCCACGCCCCCGGATCGAGATCTCCGGCCCGCAAGGCCTGCAGGCAACCTTCGACTGGCAGGCTGCAAGCGACCCAGTGCTGGGCCGGATGTGCACTGTCACGCTGACCAATGACCGCGAGGTTTACTGACCATGCTGCGCCTGAACCTATCGAACGAACCACGCTGGCTTGATCTTGGCCACGGCGTCCGCCTGCTGGTGGAGCCGCTGACCACCGCCATCATGTTGGCCGCGCGGAGCGATCCGACGATCGTCGCGGCAGCCGGCGGTGCTGAAGCCAACGCATCCAACGACGATCTCGCGCGCATCGTGGCAAAAGCAGTCGCCCGCATCGTCTTGAAGGATTGGGAAGGCGTGGGCGATGAAGACGGCAAGCCACTGCCTCTCACGTCCGAGGGCCTCGACGCGCTGCTGGAACTCTGGCCGATCTTCGAGGCGTTTCAAACGAAATACATCGCGGGCGCGCTCATCTTGGACGCGGAAAAAAACGCCTGACCGCTCTCGCCGACTGGGAATTCGGCGGGGGCGGTGACTATTGCGCGGCCTGCCCCTCTATGTGCGCGGAATGCCCACGGACCCTGCACAAACCTCTCACTTTGGAAGGCTGGCAGGTCTGGGATCTGGTCCAGCGCCTCGGCGGACAGGTGCGCGTTTCCGGCGGCATGAGCGGAGGTGCTGTCCTCGGCTGGGACATGGGTGCGGCCTTGCAACTCGGCGCAGCCCTCGGGCTCTCGCCCCTCATCATGGCGGAACTCCTGCCGCCCATTGAGGCGGTGATGGTGCGCAAGACAAACGAAGAGATCGAACACCGACATGGCTGAGAAAAAGGTATCCGTCCGCCTCTCCGCGACTGGTGGGCGCCAGGTGCGTGCCGAACTCGAGGGTGTCGGAGAGGCGGGTAGCCGCAGCTTGGGGCGTCTCTCGCGCGAGATGGAACAAGCCAATGCCCGCATGGCGGCCTTTGCGCGCAGGGCCCGGATCGCGGCCACTGCTGCAGCCACGGCCCTTGCTGCTGCCGTCGTCTCGATGACCCGCTCGACCGTTGCCGCCGCCAACCAGATCGGCCAACTCTCCCAGGTCGCCAATGCCAATCCAGAGCTGTTCCAGCGCTGGTCGGCGGCCTCGGCCACGGTGGGGATCGAGCAAGAGAAGCTGGCCGACATCCTGAAGGACGTGAACGACCGCATCGGCGACTTCCTGCAGACGGGCGGCGGTCCGATGGCGGATTTCTTCGAGAACATCGCGCCAAGAGTAGGTGTGACGGCGGACCAGTTCGCCCGGCTTTCGGGGCCGGAAGCGCTGCAACTCTATGTCGACAGCCTCGAGCGCGCGGGCGTCAGCCAACAGGAGATGACCTTCTATCTCGAGGCTATGGCCTCGGATGCGACGCGGCTGATCCCGCTCCTGCAAAACGGCGGCGCAGAAATGACCCGCCTCGGGACACAGGCGCAGGCCCTTGGGGCGGTGCTCGATGCAGACGCCATCGCCGCCATGCGCCGGTCGGAACTCGCGCTGGTCAGCATTGGGCAGGTGTTTACTGGTGTGCGCAACCGGATCGCTGTCGCGCTCGCCCCGTCTCTGGAGGCAGTGGCCAATGCGTTTGTCGCCCTTGCGTCCAGCACCAGCCCGATCAGTCGGGCCTTCGACGCGGTGCTGGCCAACCTTGATCGGCTGGCCATCTACGCCGGGACCTTCGCCACCTTCCTCGCCGGACGCTGGGTGGCCGCGATGGCGGTGGCCGCCCTTTCGGTGCGGGGTTTGGCTACGACGCTCGTGGTTCTGAAAGGAGCGCTCATCCGTACTGGCATCGGTGCCCTCATCGTCGGTGCCGGGGAACTTGTCTACTGGTTCACCCGGCTGGCGTCTGGCGCAGGCGGCTTCGGCGAGGCCATGCGGCTCTTGAAGGATGTCGCGGTCGAGGTCTGGGAACGGATCAAGATGGGCGCCAACGCCGCGGGATCGCGCGCCACGGCCATGTTCTATGATCTCAAAGCCGATGCTGCGACCGGGATGGCTGGAGCGATAGAGAGTGTGGTCGCCTTCGGCAACACGACGGCGAATACCTTCGAGGGTGCACTCTTGGCCGTCCGCGAAATCTGGTCGCGCCTGCCGGATGTGATCGGGGATCTTGTCTTCTCGGCTGCCAACCGCATGCTCGACGGGATCGAAGCCATGTTGAACGGCGCAATCCGCAGGATCGACGCCTTTACAGGAAACATTCGCGATGCGCTGGCGGCTGTCGGCATCGAGACCACCTTTGGTCAGATCGGTGAAATCAGTCTTGGTGACATCCCAAACCCCTTTTCCGGGGCCTCCGCCGACGCTGGAACGGCTGCAGCAGAGGCCTTTCGCCGAGCCTTCGAAGACAACCCGCTCACGCCCCCTGACCTTGGGCTTGATGCAATTGCTGCCGAGGCGCTGTCCACCGCGAACACATATCGCCAGGCTGCCACCGATCTCGCCAATGGCGCGACGGCACCACTCACCTCCTGGGGTGCGCTGCGTGACGCTGTTGCGGGCACCGGCGAAGAAGGTGCAGCGGCGCTGGATGAGGCCACGGCCTCTGCAGATCGGCTGTCGGATGCCATGGGGCGCGCGGGAGGAGCTGCGGGCAGCGCTGGGGATCGGATCGCCACCGGGTGGCGTGCAGTCTCAGAATCTCTTCAAGCCTATGCCACCGACGCCCTGAACTGGGGCAAAGGCCTCGGCGAAACCCTGACCGGTGCCTTCAGTGGCGCGGAAAGCGCCTTCCGAAGCTTCGTCGAGACCGGCAAGTTCGACTTCAAGGGCCTCGTGCGCTCAATCTTGGCGGACCTCGCGGTCCTGTCGTTCAAGCGCGCGGTGCTGGGGCCCATCGCCTCGGCGCTCTCTGGCATCTTCGGCGGCGGGTCCGTCGCGGCGGCCGTCTCGCATGCGGGCGGCATCGTAGGGTTATCGGGACACACTCGCTCGGTACCAGCGCTGGCGTTCGCGGCGGCGCCCCGGATGCATTCCGGCGGTTGGGCTGGTCTCCGCCCCGACGAGGTCCCGACGATCCTGCAGCGGGGAGAGCGGGTGCTCAACCGGCGCGAGGCTGCTGACTATGGCCGAGGCGGCAGCGCTGGCGCGGGCGTGACCGTCAATATCGACGCACGCGGGGCGCAGATGGGCGTGGCCGAGCAGATCGACGCGCGGCTGCGGGCGGCCATTCCGGAAATCGCCCGCATCGCCAAAGAAAGCGTGGCCGATGGGCGGCGCCGGGGTCAGGTGATCTGAGATGGCCATTCCTGTTTTGCCGCTGACGCTCGTGTCCTCGCTCGAGCGGCGGCTGGTCACGTCGGTCGCCGAGGCCCGTTCGCCATTCACCGGTACGTCCCAGATCCAGGACTGGGGCGCGTCGTGGTGGGAATACCAGATCGAAATAGCGGTGACCCAAGGGGCCAAGGCCCGGCGACTTTCGGCCTTCTTCACCGCGCTTGGTGGATTGCGGGGCCGGTTCCTGTTCCCCGATCCCTCGATCGAGGTGCCGTTGGCGGCTGGCAATCCTTACGTGACCGAAGTGCAGGTTGCCGGATCATCTACTCTGCGCACGGCAGGTTGGGGGCTTGGTCTGCGCGCCGGGGACTTCTTCCAGTTGGGCGGAGATGCCACCACCCGGCTTTATCAACTGACGGCGGATGTGAGGCCTTTGGGCAGTGAGGCAACTCTCGCCTTCGTGCCACCGCTCCGGGCCTCAGTCCCTGTAGGCACGCTTCTCGGCCTTGACGCCCCGTCGGTCCTGTTACGCCTGACGGCCCCAGTCCCCTCGGTCATCGGTCGGGCGGATCAGCACCGTTTCACGATCTCCGCCCGCGAAGCCCTCTAATGAGCCGCGATCTTACTGTCGCCTTTGCCACTGCGCTGGCCGATCAAAGCCTGCGGCCAGTGATCTTCTTTGAAGGTCAGTTCGCCACGGGCTGGGTCCGGATCTGGTCGGGGCTGGGAGAGGTCAGCTGGAATGGTCAAAGCTGGGCCGGTGCTGGGTCTCTGCTTGGGCTCGGGGCGATTGATGAAACTGGAGAGGTCGTGGCCGGCGGCACGGCCGTCTCGCTTTCCGGCGTGCCGCTGGACCTAGTGCAGATGGCCATCGATGAAGCGCGTCAGGGCCTACCGGGCCGGATCTGGCTCGGGCTTCTGGCCGAGAATGGCAGCGTCATCGCCGATCCGGTCCAGGCCTTCTCGGGCCGCCTCGATGTTCCAGAAATCAAGGATGACGCCGACACCTGCACGATCACCATCAGCTATGAGAGCCGGTTGATCGACCTGACTGTGGCGCGAACCTGGCGCTACACGCACGAAAGCCAGCAGGTGCTGTTCCCGGGCGATCTCGGGTTCGAATATGTGACTGCGATCCAGGACCGCGAAATCACCTGGGGGCGCGGATGATGCTCCCCCGCGTTGAGAACTGGGAACGCCTTCTGGCCGCAGCCATCGATACGGCGCGCGCGCGTCCCTTTATCTGGGGCCTCCATGATTGCCCAACCTTCGCATTCGAGACGCGCATGATTCTGACCGGCGGTGAGGATATCGCGGCCCTCTGGCGCGGGCGCTATACCACCGCGCTGGGCGGAGAGCGTGTGATGCGCCGGCTGGGCTGGGATTCGCTGGAAGAAATGGGTCGCGCGCTACTAGGCGAAACACGCCCGGCCATACTTCTCGCTGGGCGCGGCGACATTGTTCTCGCCGACAGCGGTCTGGGCTTTGGCATCTGTACCGGCGCAAGTGCTGTCGGCATGGCGCAGGAGGGCCTCGTCACCGTACCGCTCACCTCTTGTCGGCTTGCCTGGCCAACCTGAACCTGGACTTAACCCATGCCCTTCATCGTGACAGCCGTCACCGCGATCGCGGGGGCGATCAGCGGCGTATTGGCTGCAGGCGGAATTGGTGCGGCACTTCTGCGGATCGGCGGCACGCTTCTGCTGTCCTACGCGGCGCAGGCCCTGATGCCAAAACCGCAGACCACGATGCAGCCGCGGACGGTGACGATCCGCGAGCCCGTCGTGCCGCGCGATCTCGTCTATGGACGCACCCGCAAAGGCGGGGTCATCGTCTTCCTTCACTCCTCGGGGTCGGACAACAAGTTCCTCGATCTGGTGATCGTGCTGGCCACGCATCGGGTCAAATCGATTGGGGCCATCTATTTTGAGGGCGAAGTGGCCGTGAATGCCGCCGGGGTCGCGCAGGGCCGCTGGGCTGGAAAGGTCGTCGTCGAAAAGAAACTGGGCGCCGCAAACCAGACCGCCTTCGCGGGCCTCAAAGCGGCGCTGCCCGACAAATGGACCGAGAACCATCGGCTTCGGGGCTGTGCGGCCATTCGGCTGCGGTTGACCTATGACCAGGACGCCTTCCCGGGCGGGATCCCGAACATCACGGTGGATCTCGAGGGCAAGGACGACATCTGGGATCCGCGGACGCAAACCGCAGGCTATTCGGAAAACCCCGCGCTTTGTCTTGCCGACTATATGGCCAACCCAACCTGGGGCATCGGGGCGCGCATTGGCCAGCCAGACGGCATTGATGAACTGTCCTTGGTTGAGGCGGCGAACATCTGCGACGAGACTGTCGCGCTGGCCGGTGGCGGGTCGGAGCCGCGCTATGCCTGCAACGGGGTCATCACCCTCTCAGAGGTCCCGAAAACCATCATTGAGGGAATGCTCTCCAGCTTTGCAGGCCGCTGCGCCTTCTCGAGCGGATCCTGGCGCATCCACGCGGGGGCCTGGCGTGCGCCTGACGTGGCGCTCACCTCGGACCACGTCCGCGAAGGCGGGCTCACCTTGGCGACGCGCGTGACAATGTCGTCGAACTTCAACGGGGTGCGGGGGCAGTTCGTCAGCCCCGAGAACGATTGGCAGCCTGACGACTTCCCGGCTTACGCCTCGGATGTTTACCTGGCCGAGGATGGTGGGGAACGGAAATGGCGCGACATCTCGCTGCCCTTCACGATCTCGGCCTCCATGGCGCAGCGGCTTGCGAAGATCGAACTTGAACGCGCGCGCCGGCAGATGACGGTGCGGCTCTCGGGCAAACTCTCGGCCTGGGCGGCCACCGTAGGCGATGTGGTGACACTGTCCTATGCGCGCTGGGGCTTTGCGGC